TGAAGATGGTACTAAGCTAGGTTATTATAAGAATTGGAGAAAGGATGAAAAGCTTTGGGAAGAGACTATTCTTCCAAAACTTGAAGAACGAATTAAAGATGAGTGGTCATACAGCAATAAAGAAGAAGAGGCTCCGGATGAAATTAATTCGTTAGATGATTTAATTAATGAAAAAGTTAGTACTAACGCTTAGTGGTGGCATGGACTCATCTGTGCTATTGTATATGGCACAGGATAGAGGCTATGATGAAATACATACAGTAACCTTTGACTATGGGCAGAGGCATAAACGCGAACTAGCGTGTGTTAAAAAACAAATTGATAATTTTAACAAGCTGTTTAGTGGTTGGTTTAATTTAACTGTAACCAATAAAATCTTAGATGTAAAATATATTAAGGATATTGCTCCAACGTCATCTCTAACTAATACAGATATTGATAATCCTAATATTAGTGAAATGGCTGGTGATGCGCAACCGGTATCATATGTACCGTTTCGAAACTTAATGTTCCTATCTATTTGCTCTTCGTATGCTGAGAGTGTTGGTGCTGATACAGTTTGGTATGGTGCTGCTCAAGTAGACTCTCTAGCTGGTTATTGGGATGGTAGTGAGGAGTTTGTAGACGTGGTTAACAACGTTACTGATCTCAATAGAGAAAATAGAATCTTTATTGATGCTCCTTTACTTGAAATGTCTAAAGCTGAAATTATTAAAGAGGGTGCTAGGCTAGGCGTCAAGTTCAAAGATACTTGGACTTGTTATTCAGATAGAAAAGATAAACTAGCAGATGCTACTACACCATCGAGTAGTATGAGAGTTAAGGGGTTTGTAGATGCTGGTT